AGTCATAATCACTACTAAGACTACCGCCAACATCTCCTGCAATCGCAAGATTATCAAAGTTTGGAATTGTTATAATATTGTTCATCGTTTTATCCAGTGTATTACCCATAGAAGAAATTCCATTGACAAATCCTTTTACAACAAAAACACCTAGGGCTTTCATGACACGGGATGGTGAGTGGATTTTTAGTTTTCCTTTCACTGCCCTTGTGAGGATATTAGCCAAATCTTTTGCCGCCTTATTTAAGGCTTTCTTGTTAGATTTAGATGTTAGCCCCTCCACAAAACCTGCAGTTGCTTCTTTTGCAATTGTATTCATTTTTGTTTTCAGCTTATTCAATTCGCTCGTAACTGCGCTATTATAATCTTTATCAATCTGATCAATATAAGGCTTATAATATGCTTCTGCACTAGAATTAGCTGTATTCATAAAAGCTGTATAATCTTTTCCATATTGTGTTAACCACGCATCACTTTTCTTTAACAGTTCTGTTGTATATTTCAGACCCTGTGCAGTATCAAGATTCTGGATATCTTTCATGAGATCATACGGAAGCACCTTTTTAAGTCTCTCCATATTTTTTGCAAGCTGTTCGACCTGCTTTTTCTGTGCTTTAAAATCCACAATAGAAATAAACCCATAACTATCTGAGCTAAAAAGATCTCCATAATCAACCAATTTACTCTTATAGCTATCCCGATCTGCAACAATCGCATCGTATTTCTCTTGATATTTCTTCCCAAGAGCTGTTAACGCCTTATCTGCTGCATTGATTGCTTTTTGTCCTTGGTTCTTTATAGTTTTGCTCATGTCAGATTTTAGAATCTTTCCAACCTTCGTATAGGCCTTTTTAAGTTTTGGATTCTGTTTTTTTGCTTTTTTGATACCAGTGTCTATTGTCTTGTTCAATGATTTTGTAACACTGGATACTTTACTATTCATAGACGATTTATATTTATCGACTGCACTGCTTGCAGCATCTTCGTATTTTCGTGTCTTTGTAGCTTTCCTCATTGTATCAATAGCTGTTTTTACCAAAGTCTTACCTGCAGATTTCACATTGTTTATTCCGCTTCTGATCCCAATTGCAAGACCTGCTGCAATGTATCGACCGTCTTTCTTTGTAAGTTTTGATGGGGAATGAATCTGAGCTTTTGCCCTAATTGCCTTTTCTGCTGCTGATACCATTCTGGATGCTGCAGCTTCGATCTGTCCAAGGCATGACCTCATTCCCTGCGCAAAACCTTGACTGATATAAGCACCTGCACTATATGCTCCAGATCGTCCTGAACGTAATCTTGAATTTGTGCTAGATACAGCTTTTGAGGCAATGGCTGGTCCTTTGCTTAATCCACTTTGCATGGAAGAGGTGAATCCGCTTCCCATCTTCTTTCCAGATGATTTTGCAGCATTGGCCGTACTAGACATTGATTTTTTGATTCCAGATAGCGCTGATGTTGCTTTCGCTCCCATGGATCCAAAGCTTGAATTTACAGATGTTGATGCTGCTGATAGAGTCTTCATGCCGTTTGCAGTCTGTTGTATGTCGGAGCCTTTACGAGAGATTTTTCCAATCCCGATTGCTACTGCCCCAAGGCTTTTTGCAATAGATCCTATCGATAATCCGGAAATCATCTTGATTCCTTCGGCTACACTCTTAAATCCAGTTCCTGCATTCTTCGCAGATTCTCCAACAGACTTGATCACACCCGAAATTCCATCAAGTACACTTCGAAGCCCTCCGCTGATTGCGCCAACGACAGTTTTGATAACATTTCCAAATGCAGTAAATCCCGTACTTGTTACTGTAAGCGATGTTCCAAGTATTAAAAGCCCGGCTCCTGCTGTCGTAGCTCCTACTCCTACTGCTAAAAGACCGGCTCCAAGTACAACGCAACCAGCTCCTGCTACCAATGATCCAGCCCCAAAGACAACCATACTTGCTCCAAGTGCAGCGATTGCTACCGCCCCTGATGTTCCGTATTGAACAACTGTTGGCAATACTCCTGCAACAACTGATAGCGATGCAGCTGCTAATAATGCTCCCGCTCCAACAAGGACAATCGCTGTTCCAAAAGCTATAAATCCAACTGCCCCTGCTGTCATCGCTGGTCCAACCGCTCCTGCGATTGCCATTAATGCTCCAACTGCTACAACCATTCCTGCCATGCAAGCAATCGCTGGTGTTCCTGCATTAGCAAGTGCGATACTTGCTGCTGACATGATCGTTAGTCCGGCTGCAACCATTAATATTCCTGCTCCTAAAGCTCCTAAAGCTACTGCTCCAGCTTGTGCTCTTGCTGGTGTTTGAGAAAATATCTTCATTGCAGCCATTCCGCCAATTACAAGTGCAGCCAATGCACCAGTCATCCCAAGCATTATCCCTATTGCCAATCCGCCGGAATTAGCTAGTGCAATACTTGCTTGTGCCATAATCCCAAATCCAGTTGCAACCATTAAAACTCCTACGCCTAACATCATTGTACTTTTTGCCATCGTTAAAACTGACTTATTGCTTACTTTAGCCGAATTTCCTGTGGCCACCTCGCCTGCTGCTACCCCAAAAAGCTTTGCTGCAAGTCCTGTAATTCCTTTTCCAGCTAACGATAAAATTGATTTCGTAAAGCTTCCTATCCCAGGTGCAAGAGTTTTTACAATTTTAAATGCTTTAAACCCAATTAATATCTTTGGCAACGTTGTTATAAGACTTGCAATCGCTCCAGAATGTTTTTCCGCAAAACCAGCTAGAGCTTTTAATCCCCCTGAGATGCTATCAACTACACTTTTAAAACCAGACACAGATTTGTCGGATCCAAAAGAGCCGTTTAGCTTTCCCGTACTTTTTCCAATAGCACTTACTGCAGAACCGAATGCTTGTCCCACTTCTTTTGCATCTGTTTTAAAAACATCCCAGTATTTCCCTGCTTTTGATGCGAATCCTCCTATCTTTGTTGCTATTTTATCACCATCTACTTTATCGAGAAGGTTTGTGATGTTGCTAACTCCTTTAATCGCAATGCTGGATACTTTATCAAACGCTGGCTGTAACTTATTAGATGCTGTTTCAGTCAAGCCATCCATTGCCTGTCCTACAGTCTTATATTCTGTTGCCAATTTGGTAAACTGTTTGTTTGTTCCAGTTTTTGCCACAGCATCAAAGAAATCTTCTGTTTTTATTTTTCCATCTTGAACATCTTTAATTAACTGTTGCGTAGATTTTCCCATTGTTTTTGCAACTGCTGCAATACCTGCAGGTGTCTGTTCGACCATCAATTTGAAATCCTGCCATTGTACCTTAGGCTTTGCTGCCATCTGAGTTGCTTGCTGTGATAAAGTTTTCATTGCTTGTTGTGGATTTTCTGCAGCTGCTGCTAATCCGCCAAAACCCTTTACAAGTTTTGTTGTGCTTTTTGTACCAACTGCATCTAACTGTGCATAAGTAGATGCCATATCAGAGGAACTGTAGATTGTTTGTTCTGCAAACTTTTGAAGCTCTTTTTTAGTGCTGACAATCTCTTTTCGTGAATGATTATTCATTTCCATATTGCCTTCAAACGTTTTCCATGCAGCACTTGATTCATTTAAACCGCTAACAATTTCAGAAAGTCCAGAGGTAACTACGGATACGGCTTTATTTCCAATCGCCATCATTGCTCCGAAGCCGATTCCTTTTTTTAAAACAGCACCTAAGGATTGTGTCGATTTTTGAGCTGCTTTCATTCCGGCTTCAAAACCAGCATCTCTTGCCGTCAATATTGCTTCAACACTATATGTTTCTGCCATCAGCTCTCCCTCCTTCTCAACAATCTCTTCATCTTTTCAAATCTGTCTGGTTTATTCTTCTGCTTTGCTTGTTCAATCGCATCTTCATAGTCATAGAACTTTTTAAATGTAGGATAGACAGGCCTTTGTTTGTTCTTTCCTGCTTTCTTTTTTGCTCGTACAGCAAAATTAAGAAATGCCTGCAGATGGTTTCGATAGTCTTTATCTACTTCTTTTAATCTTGCCGCTTCAGCCATGATCTCATATTGCGCGATCGTCAGCTGATCCACCTGATCAAATGATGTAAAACCAAAATACCGGAAGCAGTCAATTGCTATCTCCCGGTACTGTTCTTCGAAATCTTTTATTTCTCCTGTTTCTGTTCCTTGATCGCATCTTGAATCTCCTGTGTCGTTTTCTTGGTAACATTTGCACTCTCTAAGAAACCCAATACTGACTTAAACAGTTCATCAAGATCTGTTGTTTCATCTTCAATAAACTTATCTAATTCTTTCTTTTCTAATCTAGGTGAAAATCCTTTATTAGCAATCAAAAGAACATCCTCTAATGCTTCAATATCTCCATCGATCACTTCTGCAATCTTATATCGCATTCCAATCTCTTTTGTTTTCCCTTTAATGTCTTCTACTGGAACAGAGAGAGTTTTATTTAGCGCTCTCATAAATCCCATGCCAAAATTAAACTCGTAAGTTGACTGATTAATCTGTAATTCGTACATGTTATATCCTCCTAAGCTCCTGTTTTTGGTGTGTCTACGAATGCATATGCCTGTTCCTGCTGCTGTGTTGTCACAGTTACATCTCCGTCTGCACCTGTTCCGTTAATACCAAACGTTAAGGAAACTTCTACAAACTCATCTGCATTAGCTGTGTATTCAATCTCTGTTAAATATCCCTGAAAATACGTTCCTTTGAACTTGTTATTTCCTGCTTCCGCTGGCTCTGCTAAATTTGCTTCCCAGATTTCGATCAACGCGTCGTCATCCAGTGCCTTCTCTAATTTATTAATTAGCTCATCACCTTTCTTCAAAATCGATGTCGCTGTGATTTCCACTTCTGCAGCACCAGGTGTTCTAATAGAACCATCCTTTGTCGCAGTAGAATCAGCATCTTTCGACTTAGTACGGCCATTCTCTGTTGTGAATGCCAATGCTGTACCACTCTGTGTTGGTGCTTCTGATAAAATTCGGTACAGATAAACAATCTTTTTACCTTGTACCGCTTCATTTCCAAAAAGCTGTAAATCTAACATTGCTACCTCCTAATTAAATGTAAATTCTAATTCTAAAACCCCATGCATTAGGGGTTCTTTTGTTGTTGCGTCTGAGAGGACTCTTTGATTCACTCTTACAAGACCCCAACCAAAATTCTTTGTTTCTCCGATCTTGTAGCAGATATCTTTGATTTCTAGCAATATCTTCGATAGTGTTCCTCTCTGTCTTGGATTGTTATGCCAGACATGGATTACCTGACTAACTGCACCAAAGACTGTTGTTTTATTTGCCTGATCATCCTGTGTGCTGTCAGCAAGATAAATAAAAGGATACGGGGTTCCATCTGGCGGTAAGAATGTATCATACACACCAATTCCCGTATCCTCATATTTTTCTTTTAATTTTAACAGCAGCGCAGTAAATAGTTCCTGCTGTGGATCCATATTATTTCATTACCTTTTCTAAATCCTTTTTAAAAATCTGCTTCTGCTCACCTAGCGCCGGGCGCACATACGGTTGCGATTCCATAAAACGTGTTCCATATTCAACATATTCTGCATATTCTGTTGTCGGTGCTACAACCGCAGTTAAACCGCCATCTTTGATATTAAGACCAATGCTTCTCTTTAATGCCCCAGTATCTACAGGAGCATATCTCTGTGCTTTTTTCTGCAGATCAGCCCCATTCTTTTTGACTACTGTCTTTACTACGTTAAGATCCATGTTTTTTCTGAGCTTTGCATTTAACTGATCTAACCCATTTACCTTGATACCACTCATCACTGCACCTCCGATACAATAAATGTTTGCTTGGTCCTAAGTTTCCTTGAGTGATCAACTTTATAGATTTTGTTTCCAATTCTAACCCGATTAAACGGATGATCATAATGATTCTGTAGCTGAACCGTCAAACTTCCCTGTTTGATTGTTCCATAGATAAGCTGCATCATTTGCGTTGATGTATCCATGACTGCTGCCTGCTTAGCATCTTCACGTATAGAATCTTCTTTATAATCTCCTGTTTTCGGATCATACTCTCCTTGCGTCAGTTTCTGGAAATAAACCGTCATATCATATCTCATAGAAACCTCAACTTTCCTCGTTTTGCATCTTTTTGCATTTCTAAATATGCCCGAATCTCATCCATAAACGGAGCAAAATCATTTGCGGACGCATATGACTGTGTTTCTCCTTCAACATTATGACTTGCCAGTCCTTCGGATCCGATGCGATTAAAACGAATGATCGCTACTTCGATAATGATGTGTTCCATCTCATCTGGTGGATCTGCGCCGCCAAGAAGCAATCGAAGCCTCGATTCTACAGAATCTAAGATCAGCATCAGTTTTTCGTCCTGTGTGGAATCCTCAAAACAAAGCATTATCTTAAGCTTTTCCAGCATTCGCTTTCTCCTTTACTTCCGCGATTAAAGGAACTCCCTGAGCGTTTCCGCTGCTAAGAAGTTCCTCGATTCTAGTTTTATTTGGCACTGGATCTAATCCCTGTCTTGGATATGTATCCCCAACGTCATAGTGATGATACACTTTGCCGCCTTTAATATCTTTATAATCCTGTAGATCATGAAATGCTTTTACTACCTCATAAGCCATATCAGCACCTCACTATTCTTTCGCAGCGGACACTACATCCCCTGATCTTACTGCTTTATAGTTACGATCACACTCAACAATTGTCACATGACTGCCTTTTGCTGCTGTGATTTCTGATACTCCATCCCATTTAGACCAGTTCTTTACATCCATGCCGTAAGTTACTGTTGTTGCCGCAGATGCATTTATTTTATATTTA